TCTCCTATTCAAGGTAAAGGTCTATTCGCCACTGCACCATTCCTCAAAGGAATGTCTATCGCCCCAATGAGGCTTAATGGGAAGAGAACGCCAGCAGGGTATTTGGTTAATCATTCTAAAACCCCAAACTGCATAGTTGTCTTCAATACCAATGAAGATATATACCTTATAGCAGATAAACAGATAGAGGGAATGTGTGGTGGTGTTCTTGGTGATGAACTCACTATAGACTATCGGTATATAATGAAAATGAATAATCTTTGGATGGGTGATTAAATGGGTGCTACAATAGTTGCTTCAGTTGTTGGTATTGCTGCGGGGATTAACTCGCTTTCTAATAGTGGAGGCGGGGGAGGCACTAGTGCCTCTACATACGATCCCTATGCAACTTATAGGGCAGGTAACGCTCAACAGTTGAATAACGTTTTGACGCACCCAGAGGCAGCTTATTCTTCTCCTGGTTTTGCTTCTCAACTACAACAGGGTATGAATACTGTTAATGCTGGTATGGCGGCTACTGGACAGGTTAGTTCTGGCAACCAACAAATCGCTCTTCAAAACCTCGGCATGAATCAGGCTGGTAATTACTACCAACAAATGATTAGTAACCTTTCTCAAATGTCTGGTGCATCTGCTTCACCCCTTGGTGGCGCTCAATCTGCTTATAATGCTCAACAGACTGCACAACAGAATCAGTATGCTGGTCTTGGTCAGGTTGTAGGTGGATTAGGTAGTCTCTATAATAGCTATAATTCTGGTAGTCCTTCTAATAACCCAAATCCTAATAGTGGGTATAATGATCCAAATTATACCAATACTGATTCAGTTGTATACCAACCAACTACCTACTGGTAATTATCATGCTAATGACACAGGCTTTTGATGAAGGCTTACAATCTGGTGAAAATATTGGCAACATGGCCAATGTCTTTGCTCAACAGAATCTACAACTGGCACAAAACACTCAAGGGCTAGCTGATATAAACGCCGAGAAAGCCTCTCTAGCGGCTTTTGTGGATCAACCTAATACTAACCCCTCACCCGGTGCCCCGGCAGCCCCTACGGGCTTTACAGACCCCTCTACGGGCACGCCTACACCTTCAGCAGGTACTCCTGCACAGGGTACCCCTCCCACTGCTCCTACTGGCTCTCAACCTACCCTTCCTTTGCAGGATAAGGGTAGCACTCCTGCTGCACAACAACAACCTAAAACTCCTGCTGGTTTCTCACAGGACAAACCTGAACAACCCTCTTTCGATCTAACACCCCCTCGTAATAATGAGGGTATGTATAGACAAGCTGCTCAGATAGCGGCTAAGATGGGTAGCCCTAAAGTATTTGAGCACTATAGTCAGTTGGCGGAGGTTGCTAAGGGAAACTATAGAGCTGATGTACAAGACTATATGAACAAGACCTCACAGGGTATAGAAGAAGTTTCTCGTATTGTAGATGCTGCTCAAAATGAACAAGATATTTTTTCTGCACTTGACCGTGTACAAGGTGGAGACCCTAATAAGATAAAACAATTAAAGATGGCTGTTTTAATGGCACCTGATCTTGCAGCCAAGAAACAAGTTGTAAAGAATGTAACTATGTCTGTTAAGGATCAGATGGAGCTTGCTACTAATAGAATGAAAGCAGAAGACGAGGCTAGAAAGAATGAGATTCTGAGTGAATTTGATGAATCAAAGGCTGCTTCTGATGAAACTACTGCTAATGCTAATATGATTAAGGCTGAAGCAGATAGGACTAAGGCTAAAGCAGATATGATTAAGGCTCAGAAGTACACAGGCAGTCGTGGTACCTCTGCTACTGGTGGGTCGAAAGGACTTACTGTAAAGCAAGCTATAGTAGAACGGGATAAAGCGCATTCACAATATATGGCTCAGTTTAATAAATTGATGTCTCAATATAACAGTATGAAAGCAGACTCCCAATATAAAACAGATGTTGCAAACCAGATTAACAATCTAACAGACTCTTATAATAAATATAAAGAACAGATGCAGGATGATTGGAGACGGAATGGTCTAAATGTAGTACCAACTTCTACGAAGAAGTTTAAAGAAGGTAATATCTATCCCGATGCTAACGGCATCAGAGCTAAGTACGAGAATGGTGACTGGGTGGAAGTACAATAATGGCTTTTGATCCCTCTACTGCCAAACTTGTGGAACCTTCTCAAAAAAACCTGACTCTATATTCTTCTAATCCAAGTATGCAGAAGACAATAGATGATATTGAGGCGGGGAAACCTGCACCTGCTCTTAGCTGGAACGGTAAACCTATGGGAAAGCATGGACGGGTATTTGACCCGTCTACCGCTGACCCTACTAAAGGTGAAGCACCCGATAAAAAAAGGAGATTTGATCCTTCTACTGCCGACCCTACTAAAGGTGAAGCACCTGATAAAAAAATGAGATTTGATCCTTCTACCGCTGACCCTACTAAAGGTGAAGCACCTGATAAAAAAAGTAAATTTGATCCTTCTACAGAGACTACTACCCAGAAGGTAATAGGTAATGCTGCATCTGCTCTTGATGTAGTGATAGATACTATCCCTTTCGTTCTTCGTACTCTTGATGAAACGAGTTGGACTGAGAATAGGCTAATTCTCTCTACTATTAATCCAAACATCCATGCAGGTACCGCTGCCCAAGATGCTACCAAGGATGCACACGAAACTTTTGACCGTTTCTTTAATCCCCTTAGTAAGCTGGTCGATCTCCTATATAAAGATAAACATATTGTAGATAAGAGTGCTGTACAGCAAATCCAAAAACATATTGGAGGAATGCTGGCTAAACCTGTCGAATACACCGAGAAGCATTACGGAAAAGAGGCTGCTGCTTATGTGCAAGAGCTGGAAGATGGATTGATGGTTATAGCCCCTAAAGTTGTGAAGGGGTTGAGTAGAAAATTAGCGGATATCAAGACCGCTCCTGAGGATGTGCCTGAGGGTGATTTAGCTAAATCAGCAGAGGATATCAAGACTATTACTAAAGTAAATCCTCCTGCTGAAGAACCTCCGGTTCCCTCTCTTGCTGAGGAGTCAGTAGAAGCACCTAAGACGGAGAAACCTAAACAAGCAGAGGATATCAAGACTGATACCAAAGTAAATCCTCCTGCTGAAAAACTTTCGGTTCCCTCTCCTGCTGAGGGACCAGTAGAAGCACCTAAAAAAATAGAAGAACCTGTAGCTGAGATTACAAATACTGAGGATATCAAGACTGATACCAAAGTAAATCCTCCTGCTAAAGAACTTTCGATTCCCACTTTTATTAAGGAATCAGTAGAAGCACCTAAGAGGGTAGAAGAACCTGTAGCTGAGATTACAAATACTACGGAGAAATATACACAAGAGTATTTAGACGATGCTTGGGATGAACATACGGGGGAAGCACAACCAAAAGGCTATTTCCAAGAAAGAAGACAAGCTAAGATTGAGAACGCTAAACAAGAGTCTTTAGACGCTGCTTGGAATGAACATGCGAAGGAAGCACAACCAAAATACTATTCCCCAGAAAGAGGACAAGCTGATGTTAAAGTTCTTGCTGGTATGGCATTAATTTCTGGTGCAGCTATAGCAGGATATGCAGTCTCACCAGAGGGACAAAAGATTGAGGGTGCTGTTCTTGGTGGTATTGGTTCAATTATCCTAGCCAGGTCTTTGCCAAAAGCTGCTTCTCTTTTGAAGAATGATTTTAGAGGGGCTATTTTTAAAGCAACACTACCAACAAGTATGGTTGCTGCTGGTGTGTACTTTAACCCTGACCGTAAGGTTGAGGGTGCTTTAGCTGGTCTTGGTCTGTGGGGATGGGGAGAGTTACCAGCAGCCAAACCAATACCAGCTGGTGATCTGTTTCGTGCAAACTATAATAACAAAATTGCAGCGGAGCGTATGTACACTAACATGGCCAATAAGATGAAGGTAAAGGTACCAGAGCAAACTCGTCGTGTTGAGATTATCTCTGCTTATGAAACAGATACTCTGGACAATATTAAGCTACAACCACATGAGAAGGAATTTGTAGGTGCATGGAAATCCGTGATGGATTCCTTTGCTGTTGCTGCTAAAGATGCCGGCATTATGAGAAACTTCATTGAGAACTATGTACCACATATTATAGAGAAACTAGGTCTAGATGGCCTTGCTGCTCAGGTTAAAGATTTATTTGGTTTTTCTCAAGGTGGTGCTGGCGGCTCTAGTCGCTTTACAAAAGAACGTAAATATGCTACTTTTAAAGAAGTGAATGATGTCCTTGAGGGATCAGGTCTTCACGTAAAGACTATGGACCCCGCTGAAATTCTCCCCATTTATGCCCGTGCTATGACAAATGCTATCGAGAATAAGAACCTGATTGAGGGTCTAAAAGGTGCTGCTATTGCGGGGGATAAGCGTTCTGCTGGTCTAGTACAATCAGAAGATAAAGCTCCTTATGATTACAAATCAGGAGAAGGTATAGCAATATTAAACGGTCTCCGGGTTCATCCTGAGATTGTTGATCCTCTAAAGATGTTGTTAAAAGGTAGAACCACTAATGAACTTGCTAAAGCTGCTGTGAATGTTAATGCAGCAATTAAACGTCTTGGTGTGTCTTTTTCCTTATTCCACGGAAAGTCTTTGATAGAGGCTGCTTTATTAGCCGGTGGTAGAAAAGCAGTAGCACCAGATGGTGTTAAAGCTGCTCTTTATATGTTTCATAATGGAGGTCTTGGGGACCACATGGATTTCTTAATCCGTGAAGGTGGTCTTGTTATGAAACACCCATCAGATGTGGATGTGCAGTCTATTGAAAAGGTTGGTAAGTTAGTTGATGATCTAACTGGAACAAAGGTAGCAGGGAAAGTTGCTAAGAAGTTTGATGCAGTGCAAAGTGCAGTTGATAGGCTCACTTGGGATATTGCGCACACAGGACTAAAAGGGAACCTTGCCCTTACCTTATTGCATCAGTGGGACTCCACAAAGAGTTTTATGGGTAAGGATTTTAGTAACCTGACTAGAGAACAAGCTGCAAGACAAATTAGTTCTTTTGTTAATGATACCTTTGGTGGGTTGAATTGGTACCAAGTGTTTGAAGAATCCCGTACAGCACTGGGTCGTAAGCTTGCTGTTGGCCTTTTAAATCCTAAGGGTAGGGATATGCTTCAACTTGCTATCTTCGCCCCTGATTGGACCCTCTCTACTCTTCGTGCTTGGTATAAGGCTATCCCTGGTTACTCTGGTGATCTGAATAATGCTTTAGCTGCTAAGTATGTAATGAGAACAGCTATTATCTATGGTAGTATACTTAATGCAGCTAATTATGCACTAGTGGGTAGACCTATTTGGGATAATAAGGATGATAGCACTAGACTAGATTTACCAGACGGTCGTAGTATGCAGGTTATTAAACACTCTGCTGAGGCAACGGAACTCCTACAGAATCCATCTAAGTATATGTCTAATAAACTTTCATTCTTCCCGCAAGCTGGTTTGATTGCTCTTAGTGGTAAAGAATATATTAATGGACCTAAAGTAGACTCTAAACTTGCTGCTATCTTGGGTAAGGTAGCACCATTTGGGGCACAAGCCATGCTTGGTACAAACTCCTCTCCTATTATGGAGGAGAGGATACAACAAGCAATAGCCGGAGAGTTTGGCTTTGGTTTATATGGACAAACCAAAGAGGATAAAATGGAACGTATCCGTCAACAGGCAAGAAAAGATAGGAAAGAGGCTAAAAGGAATTCTACGCGATGAACCTCCTAATTATCGACCAGTTTGGTCTTGGCCTTGATCTTTCTATCCGTGCTCTTTCTGCTGGACATACAGTACGTCTTTATATAAGGGACAACCAAAAGGATAAAACTCGTTCTGAGGTTGCTGATGGTATTGTACAAAGAGTCTCTGACTGGGAGGCCCATATGAAGTGGGCAGACCTTATCTTCGTTACAGACAATACTGTTTATGTGCATCAACTTGAGCGATACCGTAAGCAAGGCTACCCTATCTTTGGTTGTAATCTTGAAGGACAGCGATGGGAACAGGACAGAGAATATGGTGCTGCTGTACATGAACGTGCAGGTATACAGACCATCCCTATGCAGAAGTTCAAGAAATACGATGAGGCCATTGCCCATGTACAAAAGACGGGCAAGCGGTATGTCTCTAAGCCTCTTGGAGATGGTGAAAAGGCTCTTAGCTACGTCTCGAAGTCTCCTGCTGATTTGATCTTTATGCTACAGAAATGGAAGAAGGAGAATGCCTATAAGGGTGAATTTGTCCTTCAAGAGTTCCATAAGGGTATTGAGATGGCTGTTGGGGGTTGGTTTGGTGCCTCTGGTTTCTCTCGGAACTATCTGGAGAACTGGGAATTCAAGAAATTCATGAATGGGGATTTGGGAGTTGCTACTGGAGAACAAGGGACTATTCTTCGCTATACTGAAGAATCCCTATTAGCTGATAGAGTGCTTAAGCCTCTTGAAGGTTTCCTACATGGTATTGGCTATACAGGCTACATTGATGTAAACTGTATCATTGATGATAAGGGAACTCCGTGGCCTTTGGAGTTTACTACACGCCCCGGTTGGCCTTTGTTTCAGATTCAAACTTCTCTACATCGTGGTGATCCTATCCAATGGATGTTGGATATGGTTGATGGTAAAGATACTTTGAAGGTAAAGGGTAAGGTTGGTTGTGGGGTAGTTATCTCTATGCCAGACTATCCTTATGGAAATAAGAGCAAGAAAGAGGGCTCAGGTTATCCTCTCTTTGGTATCACTGAAGAAGATTTGATTGGTGATATACATGCTTCTGAGATCAAGTGGGGTAAAGCCCCCTCAATGGAAGGTGGTAAGGTAAAGATGGATACACCTATGTTTGTTACTGCTGGTGATTATGTTTGTACAGTAACAGGGCTCGGGGATACCGTCAAGGATGCCTCTGAGAGGTGCTACAAGACGATCAAAGATAAGATTGATATCCCTAATAGCATTATGTACCGAACTGACATTGGAGAGCGTCTGGAGAAGCAATTACCAGAACTTCATAAGATGGGTTATTGTACTGATTTGGAGTATTGCTAATGGCTACTAAAACTCTTCCCCCAATTCCTCAGGATAAGATCGGGGAGAACCTGCAATGGAGAGAGTGGTTTAGGAACCTTGGAACATATATACAAAGTATTCAGATTGGTGACTTTACCCTTGATGTACTTCATGGCGGTACGGGTGCTACAAATCTTTTAGGTTATCTAAAAGGTAACGGATCAAGTCCTATAACGGGGCAGGCACAAGTACCTTATACAGATGTTTCTGGACTATCTACAGTAGCTCATACAGGCGCTTATACAGACTTAAGCGGCACTCCCGCTCCTCAACCAGCACCCCCTGTACTTAGTCATGTTACACTGCCGCCTACAGCAACAGATTTTAATACCCTAGTAGATGCTGTAAACCAAATTAGATCAGCTTTTATAACAAATGGACTATTGCTATAATGAATCAAAGTGAACTATCTTATGATACATATTGAACCACCAGAGAATAACAACCTTGCAACACTACTATCATACTCTTGGGTAGTTCTCCTAGCTATATGGGGCGGAGCTGTTGGTTACTTTAACCGCATTGATAAACACAAGATCAAGTTTAGTTATATGAGGTTTCTAGTTGAAGTTAGTACCTCTGCTTTTGTAGGTATCATCACTGCTCTACTTTGCGATTCTGCTAGTATCAACTGGGCAATGACAGCGGCAATGGTAGGTATATCCGGGCACATGGGTACACGTGCTCTTCTAATTATCGAGAATAAATACTTTGGGAAAGATGATGCACCTACAAGTACAACGGTTTGAATACGGCACTAATTACACTCTTGGTAGGTTCTTTATCAATGGGCAATATGCCTGCTTTACTCTAGAGGATAAAGTTAGACAAAGGCAGAATGTACCCGTAGAACAATGGAAAGTGAAAGGGGAGACTGCTATACCTACAGGTACTTATAAAGTCATTGTGGACTTTAGTACAAGGTTTAATAATGATATGCCCCATGTCCTAGATGTACCTGGGTTTGAGGGCATCCGTATCCATCCAGGTAACACAGATAAGGATACAGAAGGATGTATCCTATTAGGTAATACTTGGGTTGGTTCAGATTTTATTAGAAATAGTCGTATGGCTTTTGCTGCGTTTTACCCCAAGCTGCAAGAAGCTATTAAAAACGGGGAAGATGTTACTTTGGAGATTATATAATGACAGCGCAAGAAGTGATTCAACAAGAGGTTGCTAACTTACGTGCAGAGTTGGCTAAACTAGAGACTCAGGCATCTGCTCTTGAACAGAAGGTTGCAAATATCCCTTCAGAGGTAGTA